GCTGAGGGACTGGTTGCCGGCGGCGCGGTCAAAATCAATCATGTGGCGGCCTACCGGTCAGGGTTCAGAAGGCGCCCGCGCACAAACGCCAGCAGCTCCTCGTCGGACTTGCCGACTACTTCATCAGGGAAGATCACCACCCTGCCCTTGGTGGACTGGATGACGACCATGAAGGCGCCCGGGGCCTCCGCCTCGGCGCGCACGTTGGCGAGCCAGGCGGCGGTCGCGGGGCTCATGGGTTACTGCTTGGCGCGGCCGCGCTTCGGTGCAGCTGCGTCGGCGTCGCCTTCTTCCGCATCATCGAAGGCGCCGAGATCGGTGGCGGCCGACTCCAGTTCAGGCGGGCACTCGTCGCCGGGCTTGTAGTCGACCGGGTAGATTTCGCCGTTCGGAACGCCCTGGAATGGCTTGGTGAATTGCATCGTTTTCTCCAAATGAAAAAGCCCGGCAAATGCCGGGCCGTTTTCGGTCATGCCGCTATTACGCGGCGGCGATGCGCATGAACTTCATGCACTGTGGATCGTCCAGGCCACCACCGACGCGCTTGGTCGTGTAGAAGGAGACAAACGGTTTGTTGGTGTACGGGTCGCGCAGCACGCGGACGCCGACGCGGTCGAGGATCTTGTAGGCGCGCTTGAAGTCGCCGAAGGCCACGGCCAGCGAGTTCGCCGCCACGCCGGGCATGTCCGGAATGTCGGCGATCGCATAACCTGCCAGGGTCGATGGCTGGCCTGCCTGCAGTGTCGGCTGCCACAGGTAATTGCCGTCCGAATCCTTCAGCTTGCGGATCTTCAGCATGGTGTTGCGATTCATCGCGAACCGGGCGTTGCCGGTGTACGTCTCCGGCAAGGCGTACACCAGATCCAGGATGCCGTCGCCGGTAATTGCACCAGCGGCGCCGGAGGCGATCACTTCGATACCGCCCAAGGCGTGCAGGTTGGTACCACCAGCCGCATAGGTCAGCAAGCCGCGTGGCTTCTTGGTGCCATCGCCGGACACGAATGCTTTGCCTTCCTGGTAGGCGAACTCGACGTCGACTTCGCCGGCAAGCCAGGACTCCAGGTTGATCTCGCTGTCGTCCAGCATCTGCTGGGTGGCGGCTGGATTGGCATAAATCTCGCCCCAGATATAGCCCTGCTCTGCCAGCTTCGGAGTATTGGTTTCCGGGCGGGCGTCGGTTTCGCCGACCCAGCCGGAAGTCGTGCCGCGCAGGTTGACCAGGCGCTTGTAACCGCTACCGCCGACCGGCTGCACAGTGCACAGCGCGCGCATTGGCGAGACGATCAGAAGCTTGTCGGTGATGGTGCGGTCCCACTCGACCGGCGAGGTATAACCGCCGTCTTCAGCGGCGCCCTTGTTCAGGGCGGCCTGCACGTCGCCGCGGCGCATGTGCGCCTGGAAGGAGTCGCTGTATTCCTTGTCCTTGACCTGGCGCGCGCCGCCGGCGCCGCTCATTTCCATGGCAGCCATCTTGGTGGTATTGGCGTCGATCGCCGCCTGCAGGTTGGCGATTTCATCGTTGATCTTCTCGACCTTGTTCGCCTGCAGCGGATCGTTGATGCCGGCTTTCAGATCAGCGAGTTGGCGGGTGTGCTCTTCCTTGAACGAGGCGAACGCCTGCTGCAGCTGTTGCACGATTTGGGTGGTATTACCGGCGTCGGCGCGCACGCCGCTGACGATGCCGCGCGGGGCAGGCTTAGCTGCAACTGCCAGCGCCGCAGCGGTGGCCAACATGACACGATTGGTTTTCATTATTTCATCCTTGCATTGTATTCAGTAGGGATTGAAGCGAGGCTTCAACTTCGGTATCGTTGCCAGCGCCCGGCGTGGCATCAGGTCCAGCGGCAGCGCCCGGCTTGCCGTTGAAGAGAGCGTTGAGCGTCTCGCGGCGCGCAGCCCGGCTCAGGCCGGATTTCGCGAGCGAGGACTCGACGGTGGCCAGCACCTTCATCTGCTGGGCGGCCTTAGTGTCCTTGGTGACCGCAGCGCGGTCGAGCTTGCCGGTGGCAAAGCCCTTGGCAACCGCGTCGTTCGCGCCGATGTACGTTTCCTTGTCCATCATCGTTTCGATCTCGGCCGGCTTGATGCCGGTGCGAGCCGCGTACAGGTCGCGCATTGCGAAGTCGAACGGCTCAAGGTATGCCGACGCTTCGGCCATGTCATGCCGGTTGCCGGCCGAGACCACCCAAGCGTTGTGGATCATCAAGTGCGAACCCTCGCCCATGTTGATCTCGTCGCCAGCCATGGCAATCACGGAGGCGGCCGAGGCGGCGATGCCCATGACATTGATCGTGACCTTGGCCGAGTGTCCGCGCAGCAGGTTGTAGATCGCCACCCCTTCGAAGAAATCGCCGCCTGGCGAGTTGAGGTTGACCACCACGTCCTTGTCGCCAATGCTGCGCAGAGCGGCGCTGATACGGCGGGCGGTCACGCCTTCGCCGTCCCAGGTCTGCCCGATGGGCGCATACATGCTGATGGTTTGCGCGCCATCGCCAGCAGCGGCGCGCACGCCCGGCTCCCAGGCGTCCAGCGCATCTTGGCGCAGATCGAACTGCGCTGCGGACATGCGGGCATCAGCCCGGATTTCAGGTAGTTTCAGCAGGGACATTCTTATTCCTTGTGACAGTGCTTTCGAGCGAATCGGCAGCCGGGTCGTTTGATTTCGGAAGGTCCAGCCGATCGCGGACTTCGTTTTGTTTCATGAACGGCTTGCTGCCGCCCGAGCCAAGGGCTTTGGCGAAGAAGTCGGCCTGATCCTTGAGAGTGCCGCGCAGGAGCGCATGCTCATTAAACTTGGCGGCGTAGAGATCGCTCTCCTTTTCAGTCAGCAGCTTGAGCGCCACCTCGTCTTCCCAGATGTCGAACCAGTGCTGCAGCCCGTACTGCACGAAGAAGATACCGAGCTGCTCAATACCACTGCCCCAAGAAGTGTCGTCCATCATCAGCAGCGGGCGAGGCACGCCGAATGCGCGCGCGATTTCCTCGATCTGGTGGTTCCGCCCCTCTTGCAGCTGCGAGTCATTTGCCGTGTTGGCCCACTTCTCGGCCTTGATGCCGTCCTCCAGCACCATCCACTTATGCGCCTGGTCGGCGCCGGCATACCGAGCCTGGAGACTGTTCTGGATGTTTTCGATCTGCTGGGGGTTGAGCTTGTTCGGATACGACAGTGCGCCGCCTGCCATCACGCCATTCTTGAAGATGCGCGCAGCGGCTTTCTGAGCCTGCAGCGCCAGACCTATTGACTCGCGCGCCTTGTCCACGCGGGATATCCCGACCAGTCCGTGCTCGTCCGCCGCGAGGTCAGCCAAGTGGAAAATGTCGCGAGCAGCAAGGGTAACGACACTGCCATCAGGCCGCTGCACCTCGTAGCGCACGGTGAAGTCGTCGTTCATCTTCGGCGTGACCTTCCGCGAGTCCAGCGGAATCAGTCGCACCACGGTATTGCCCCGCCAGATCACCCTGGCGTATGCATTGCCGTAGATGAGCGCGCGCAGTTGCATCGTGCTCTTGAACTTATACGGACCCTGGAATTCGTTGGGCCGGCGCTTGAGCACTCGATACAGCGGGTGATCGACCGCGTAGGCCTTGTCCTCACCCCGGATCGTCAGGTTCAGCGGAAGCATGCCGATTGATTCGGAGATCAAACTCACGCAGCGCAGCAGCGCCATGTTCTCCAGCGCCTTCGATGCGGTGACATATTCGCCACTCGCCGTTTCACCGCCGCGCATGAAGTCCATCATGTCGGCGCTCGTCATGGCCGCATACGTTGGCGTCATCGGGAACGCGGGCTCCGGCAACTCTGCGCCCGCCTGTGCCGCGGACTCGTCGGCCGGCGCGGCTTCGCGCGACCAGAACCGGTCAAAAAATCCCATAGGGCTCCTTAGAACATCAGAATGCCGCGTTCTTCATACGCGGACTCGGCAGCGAACTCGCCGCTGATCGCTCGGTTCATGCCCATGATTGTTGCGACGATGCCGTCGATCTTCTGCTCCGGCTTTTCATTGCGCGGGTAGATGTTGTCTTTCGCGTCGAGCTTGGCCACCACG